GGTATTTGTGTTGGAAGTTTGTTTGTCATACTTAGAGTGTATAGAACCTAACCCGAATAAAAAAGTATTTTATTTGGAAAACACCCTAAGGTGGCTACTCTCGTTTATCTAATTTATTCTCTCTAGGAGAACCCACAGCTCACGGCCCCGATTAGTATGTCATCTTGCTGACCTTTAAAGGAGTACCCTGCGGTTCAATATGTTTATCTGCATCTGTCGTAGCTACATTTGCAAGGGCTGGGTAATGGCCCCGTATTTCTTATTATACACAACTCTTGCATCATTGCAATAACTTATGATAGACTGCGTTATACGTTAGATATAAGGATAATATCGTGTTAGACATTATTGCAACAATCTTTCTATGCTTTGGTTGCTTTGCAGCTGGACTTGTTTTGCAGCCAGTAATCGTTGCTTACATTACTAAGCCAGTAGAAGATGATTTGGAAGGTGAGGACTATGGCTGTTGAGAAACATAAGGGGTTCTTAGTTAGACTTACCCCAAAGACTAGAGCATTGTTAGACGCTGCACATGAAGACAAAGAGATGCCAAGGGCGCATATTATTAACCAGGCATTGAAAGTTTATCTTAAAGAATATAATAACGTTGACCTAAATGCTAGAATTGACGCTCTTAACTTATGATATTGACTTTACCTTATCCACCATCCGTGAATACATACTGGAGGGCAAATGGCAAACGACGCTTTATTTCAAAAGCTGGTATGGAGTTTAAACAGGCTGTGCAGGACTATGTTATTGACAATGCAGTTCCTAAACTTGGCACTGCTAGGCTTAGCGTGGATATTGTATTATGCCCTCGTAGCCGTCGTATTTGCGATATTGATAACGTTCTTAAAAGCATTTTGGATTCCCTTATGGATGCTGGAGTTTATGAAGACGATTCTCAAGTAGATGACCTGCATATAGTCCGTGGCCAACCAGTAAAAGGTGGTGCTGCAATTGTAGTAATAGAGGAAATAGATGGCTGATCAAGAAGACACAAGAAAGATTAAACGAATACCGTCACTTAAAAACTACGGTGGCGTTCGTACTATACAGAAGACATTAGAACGTTCTGCAACACTAGAAGCAAACCGTGAAGCTGTGTCATATGCGTTACTGACCATGGCTAACACTAATCTTACAGACATTATGAGCTGGGATGAGGCTGGTAATATCAAAGTTAAAGCGTCAAAAGACATTCCTGAACACGCATTACAGGCCATTAAGAGCATTAAATCCAACACAAGGTACGACAAAGAAGGTAATGCAACAACTACATTAGATATTGAGTTGTTTGACAAGATTGGCGTACTACGTTTACTAGCTAAAGCGTCTGGTTTGCTAGACCAAAAGCCAGAAACAGACAAGCCATCAGTAATTGGTGTCAATATTGTAGCACCAGATCCTATAGACGTAGAGGTAGAAGATGGCGAAAACTAAAGAACGCAGCACCAAAGAGCTGTCTTTTGATGGATTAAACTTAAACTTTAGTAAATCACCAGAGGTTTACAAGTTTTTACAGAATGATGACTTTGTGCAAGGGTTAATGGGGCCTGTAGGTAGTGGTAAATCCTATGCTTGTTGCGCTAAAATCTTTATCAAAGCCTTACAGCAGACGCCATCCCCTGTGGATAACGTTAGATACTCTAGGTTTGCAGTAGTTCGTAACAGCTATCCTATGCTAAAGACAACAACTATTAAGACATGGTTAGATTTGTTTCCTGAAGCTACGTTTGGCCCTATGTTATGGACACCGCCTATCACACATCACATACGTTTACCAGCAAAAGGTGAAGCTGCTGGCGTTGATTGCGAGGTTATATTCCTTGCGCTTGATCAACCTAAAGACGTTCGTAAGCTATTGTCACTAGAACTAACTGGTGCTTGGGTTAATGAGGCGCGAGAGTTACCTAAAGCTGTGATTGACGGACTTACTCACAGGGTTGGTCGTTATCCTACTAAGCGTGATGGTGGAGCCAAGTGGCATGGCGTATTCATGGACACAAACCCTATGGATGATGACCATTGGTGGCATAGAGTAGCTGAGAAAGAGAAGGTTACTGGCAACTACGCATGGACATTCTTTAATCAACCTGGTGGCGTTATTGAAGTTGACCCTGGTAATTTACCTGATAACCCTGAAGCTAATGATCATATTTTTGCATCTGGTCGTTGGTGGAAGATTAATCCTAGAGCAGAGAACCTAAACAACTTACCTGCTGGCTACTATCCACAGATGCTTGGTGGTAAGAACTTAGACTGGATTCGTTGTTATGCAGAAGGTAAATATACCTATGTTCAAGAGGGCCGACCTGTGTGGCCAGAATATGACGACAACCTTATGTGTGCTGACGTTGAATATGACGAGTCAGTCCCACTACAAATCGGTGTTGACTTTGGTTTGACACCTGCAGCTGTAATTGGCCAACGCCTTCCTAATAACAGATGGGTAATTTTGCATGAGATTGTAACTGAGGATATGGGTCTTGAACGATTCGGTCAACAGTTGCTTGCAGAACTTAATGCTAAATACAGCAAAGCACAGATTATGATGTGGGGCGATCCTGCTGGTATGCAACGTGATGCAATCTATGAGGTTACAGCATTTGACTATTTAAGAACACTAGGACTTCGTGCGCAACCTACACACTCTAATGACTTCAAGGTACGACGTGAAGGTGCTGCCGCACCTATGCAACGACTGATTGATGGAAAACCTGGTCTTATTGTAAACAGAACTTGCAAGATGCTGCGTAAATCTCTTGCTGGTGGCTACCATTTTAAACGTGTATCTGTTGGTGCAGGACAAGAACGCTTTAGAGATGCGCCAAACAAAAATGAACACTCTCACGTTGGCGATGCTTTTGGGTATTTGATGCTAGGTGGTGGTGAACACAAGCGACTAACTCGTAATCCTTTGTCCGCTAGCAAGCCAATCTTTGCTAGGACTGTAATGACTGACTTTGATGTATTCAATACTTGATACTATTCACGACCACCTTCCTAAAGTGGAAGGCGTTACATTCTCTAGGTTTTACATTGAGGATGCTTTTAATATAGATGGCGGGGAGTTTTCTGGCCTATCTACACAAAAGATGATTGGCGTTAAGAATATGCTAGAGGCTCAAGCTAGTCATGGATTTGCTGTCACCTGTTTTCTGCATGATGAACCTGTTGCCGTATTTGGTTGCTGCAAGCTGTGGGATGGGGTTGGTGAGATGTGGTCAGTCATTGGAGATACTGCTAGACGTAAGCCAATTGCAACAACTAAGATAGGAATTGCATTTACTGATATCTGTAAGCTATCTATGGACTTGCATAGATTGCAAATAACTGTTAAAACTACAGACTTGCGAGCTATGCGGTGGGCTAGAGCTATCGGATTTATATCTGAGTGTACTATGAAGCAGTATAGTATGGATAAACAAGATTATGATTTAATGGTTAGGAGATAGTAATGGGTGGATTAGTTGGTGGTCAAAAGGCTGATACAAGCGCAGCAAGAGCGCAGATGGAACAGCAAAGAATTGAGAATGAAAAGTTGCGCGAACAAGCTCAAGCAGAAAAGCGCGATATGGCACAACAAGAGGCTGCTCGTAAAATGGCCAGAACTCGTGGAGGCAATCGTATGTTGTTAGCAGAAAATCGTTTAAATCCTGAGGCTGGTGTTGATGAAACCCTAGGGGCTTAATCATGGCTGTTGACAAAAAGGCTGAAGAAAGAAGTCTTGATCTTGCAGAGGCAATTAACACAAACTTAATTTCTAAGTTTAGCGATCCTAGTGCAGCACTAATGGGTGGATTGGGTCGTGTTGGAAGACTTGATTACTTTAAACAAAAAGGTGCTGGAGAAGGTGTATTTAAACCTGAAAGTTTTTATACAGAAACTGATAACGCTTATACCAATGCTTTATTGAATTTATATAGTGCAAAAGCAAAACGTGGTTGGGCGCGACGTGGGACTTCTGCTATTTTGGCAGAACAAAAAGGTAAAACTAAAGACATAATAGATACTGGCCGTCGCGAGCTTGGGGAAAAGAAAGCGTCATCAGCTCGTTTGGCAAGAGCTACTGGTGGCCTATTAGCTGGTTCAGCAACTCCAGCAGCATCATCATTGTCTAAAGGCCCACAACTTGGCGGTGATGATGAGTTAAGTAATGGAACAATGCTTGGTGGAAAGCGTAGAACATAATGGCTATTCAAGTTAAACGAGAATCTCTTGACACAAAAGCTAGGCATGTATCTCCAAGTTATGTAGATAAAGATAACGTACAGCAATTAGTATCGTCAGATAATCAGTTGCCAGTAGTTAGTGTATCTGCTCTTAGGCTTCAAGAGGGCAACTCTTATTCAATAGGTGTTGTTAGAGATGAAACAGACCCTCTTGCTGCTGACGAAAGTTTATATATAGCAATTGCATTTGCTTCTGGAGTAACTCCAACTTTAAATATTTCTGGCTTATGTGGCGGAGATGCTGTTGGATATTTATATGAAGACGCAACTGTAACTGGCGGAACTTCAGTGCCAGCATTTAATATGAATAGAAATATTCCAAGCACAAGTCAATCAGCTATTCTTATTGATCCTACAATAACAAATACAGGCACATTGCTAATGAAACAATTGTTGATTGGCGGCAATGGTAAGAAAGCTGGTGGAACTGAATTTGATACTTTAAGTGTTGTATTAAGACCATTAACTACTTATTTATTTAGGCTGGTTAATGTTAACGGAACAAGTCATGTTGCTGAAATTATTTTAAATTGGTATGAGTAATGAAAAAAGAGCATAAGAATCCACAGGGTGGATTAACACAGGCTGGCAGAGATTACTTTAAAAAGACTGAAGGCGCAAACTTAAAAGCTCCAGTAAAAGAAGGAACGAATCCTAGACGGGTATCTTTTGCTGCAAGGTTTGGGGCAATGGATGGCCCGCTTGTAGATGAGAATGGTAAGCCTACTAGGTTGAAGTTAGCATTAAAGGCGTGGGGCTTTGGCAGTAAAGAGGCTGCTAAGAAGTTTGCAAACACACACAAAAAAAGTTAGGAATAGTAATGGCTGAGATGAGATTAAAACCAGAAGATATTTTAAAGCGTCATGAGATTGCTTTAACAAAGAAAGAGGAGTTTCGTTCTTTATATGACGAGGCTTATGAGTTTGCATTGCCACAACGTAACTTGTATGACGGCTTCTATGACGGCAAAGTAAGCGGTACTAAAAAGATGAATCGCGTGTTTGATGCAACTGCTATTAACTCTACACAACGATTTGCAAACCGTATGCAGTCTGGCATTTTTCCACCACAAAGCAAATGGTGTCGTCTTGAAGCAGGTACAGACATTCCAGCTGACCGTAAAGCTGAAGCACAAGCTGCATTAGATGTGTACACAGAAAAGATGTTTGCTACTATTAAGCAATCAAACTTTGATATTGCTGTTGGTGAAGCATTGCTAGACCTTTGTGTTGGCACATCTGTAATGATGGTTCAACCTGGTGATGATATTACTCCTATTAACTTTATCCCTGTGCCACAATTCCTTGTTGCATTTGAAGAAGGAGCTAATGGTCAGGTTGATAATGTTTACAGACGCATGCGTTTAAAAGGCGAATCTATTACACAGCAATGGCCAGACGCTAAGATTCCAGCAGACCTTAAAAAGAAAATAGAGAACAAGCCTACAGAAGACATTGAGCTGATTGAAGCTACTGTGTTTGATGCAAAGCGTGGTGACTATTGCTACCATGTTATCCATAAAGAATCTAAAGCAG